ATTGATAGCACGGATACGACCCACGTTTAAACCAATACCAGCTCGTTGAGCAATGTAATATCCAACAGCAGACGAACTGTTAAAGATGCTTGGTAGTGTGTCATCAACATCAACTAACACACAGCTGGCAAACTGTCGCATAGGGGTACGCACACCCGACATCACTGGCGTAGGAATGTTAATCTTGAATGTGGAGATTGCATCGTAATAACGACGAATAAAACTCAGACGCTTGTCAGCTGGGTAAGTGGCAAAAAGAGTGGCAGCAATCATCATGTACATGTACTGTGGTGTTTCGTACATGTGTCCATTGCTACGATCTTGTACCAAGTACTTGTCTGCTACTTGGCGCATACCTGCGTAGGTAAATTCTAAATCGCGCTGATGGTTAATGTACACATCAAGTTGGCGCCAATCTGCTTCACTATACTGATTCAATAACTCGGCATCGTACACGCCTGCGGCTACATTTCGCTTGACCAAATCATATAATGGAATGTAATCAAACTGACCGAACACTACCTTGCGAAGTCCGTACAGTAATAAACGTGCGGCAGCAAATTGATAGTTTGGCTTATCTAAACTAACCAAGTCACTTGCGCTACGCACAAGAATTTCTTGAATGTCGCCAGTTGTAATACCATCATTGAACTGCAAGTCTGCATTCATTTCAATTTGGCTTACACTAACTCCTGCTAAACCTTCACATGCTTCTTCTACCATCAAGTGGATTTTGTTGATGTCTAACGGCTCTTTGCGACCGTCTCTTTTAATTACGTTAATTGCTGATTTGCTCATATTTTCCTTTAATCCAATTGTTGTGCGCTGTCTTCTTGGTGCAGTAAGTTCATACTTAACCAGGAACCATGGCGCAATATCTTTATACTTTAACTAGGTTAGCGAGGTCGCTAGGCGCCCATGTTTGTAGAATTTGCATTTTTGCTTCGTCAATGTCAAGTACTTCACCGTCATAATAATTTAACAGTTTTTTACCTGGAAGTATTACCAACAAGCGCGGGTTTTCATCAATTATGGCTAACATTAGCTCACAATCTATTTTGCATAATACAAGGCTATAAAACATACCAAGCCCTTGTGCGCTGGGACAAAATGAACCTGAGCCAATTAACTCCCAAGGGTCAGGCCACAATTCTTTCCTCCAGGGGTCAAATGTTTTAGTAACCATTGGTACAAATTTCCACCAGGTTGCTACTTCTTGATATGCTGAGTCTGTGTCAAGACTAGCAAGACTTAGTCGCCAATCTCTCCATGCTGCTAGTCTACCTTGTTTGTCAGTAAACCAATGTTCTAAGTTTCTATGTTCCACTGCGCTACTTATACTAGTTTATAATACTGTTCTACTCGACGCAACCATAAGTCTTGATAACGATCAAACTCTGCGCCTTCTACGACGAATTCCTGATATTCATTGTCTGCGGAACACATAAAGATTACACCCTTACGAATCTTAGTGCCCCATACTTCATTGTGTGCTAGCGCATACGCTGTGGTTTGAACAAAGTAATCGTCAATCCATTCACGTTTTTTTGGCTTATTGGTTTGCTTATGATCCATGATAGCATCTTCGCCACCATGCACACCTACCAAGTCAGTTGTGCCTGCATACAGGCCCGGGCAGTAAAGTTGAACTTCAGTGCCCCAGGCTTCGTTGCAATTTACTAAACCTTGCTCAATGATAGTATGTGCCATCCGATGACTTTGGATGCCATATGGATTAGTTCCGGGGTCGCCTGTTTCTCCGGTTAACACATAGTTCTCTAACCACTTGTGCATACGAGTTCCGCGACCTGCTGCTTCGGTTGTGATTTCTTTGGCTTTTTGTTCGCCTACACGCTTTCGCCAATTTTGTAGGGCTTGTTTTGATTCTTCAGACTTGGTTCGATCTAAGATTGTTGTGACGCTGGGTACACGGGAACCATCTGGTGTTTCATATAGACGACTTACGCCGTCTATTCTGTTCAGTGGTTGGTAATTGTATTTTTTATTGAAATTTATCATTGTCACTTAGTATACACTGTCGTGTAATATAAGTCAATGATTACCAGGCGATTACCCACTGGAAAGTGGTTTGGCTGGTTGGGTTGATTTGGCGATCAATTGTGTAGCCTAGATCCGAAAAGTACTGGATCACTTTCGCCATTTGAAGTCTTAGTTGACGACTTTCATTTACGCCGGTCCAAGTATTATAATACTCAGTTGCAAGGGCGTAGCCGACATCAGTTGCATTTTTGGCCATTGTGCTGGTTGTTGATACAACTACCTCTACTGCGCCATCGGCTGATGCTAGAATAACTTCTTCTTCTAAGTCACGAATTTCTCTTAATACAAAAATATCTTGTAGCGACTTTAATCTTGCTTCTGACGCAGTTAACATTACGCGACTCATAATCCCAAATCCTTTCGTGCTTGTGCCATTGCATCTTTGCCAACTGTTTCTTTATTCTGTTCTGCTTGGTCAACAGTGTCAGCACCAGGAACAGTAGTCATCATAATTTTGTCATTGCTCACGTCAGCAACTAACTCATTGTTCTTGGCTTTGAATGTTGCAATTAAACCGCGGATAGCATCAATTTGGTTTGATGCACTGAATCCCATCTTATTAAGACGTTGCACTAGGTCTTGCATAGGCAAGGTTGCTACGCCATCATTTTGACTCTTGATTAAGAGCATTTTGACGGCGTTGGCAAAACTTTGATCTACACTAGATAGTTCAAGCAATATCACTCTTCATCTCCCGGCCGGTTGGTACTTCTTCTGGGCCTGTACTACTTGGGAAAATTGGAGCTTCTCCTGCTTCTTCACCTGGCACAGTAGCTGGTAGCGCACTGCCAGGAGCTGTCAAGCTAGTAATGGCAGAATCAAGTGTATCTTTGGTTTGCATTAGCACGTCAATTGCGCCTTCAAGAGCACCTTTAACTGTTTGAACATACTGTTCGCCTGCGCCGTCACCAAAGCGAGCTTTGATTTGGTCAACCAAGGTAATCATGTCTTTACCTAGCATATCTGCTACGTCTTCGATCATGCCTTGGAAGTCTTTGTTCATTGAGCGTGCAGCAATAATAACTTCAGCTTGGTCAAGATCAGCATCATCTAAATCAGCTTCAAATAAAACTGAGTCTACGTTTGCCATATCTTCGTATACTTCACGTTGCAGAATTGCACGAGCATATTCTGCGCCGCCACGGCTTGCTAGTGTATCAATTTCAAATTGAACACGTTCTAATTGTTCACGTAGCAAGCGTCCACCTAGTGGCTTAACGTCAATGCTTTCTTTACGCAACGCACGACGAGCTGCTTGCGCTGGTGTAGTTGTTGTTGTAATGTCATTAAATTTCATAATGGTCTCCGATACTTTATTTAGTGTTTTGGCTTGCTCATTTTGTTCATTCTAGCCACACGTCTGCTTACTTGATTGAACTTTTTAGTTCTACGGCTTCGCATTTTGAATCTGGTTTTGAATTTGGCTTTTAAGCGTTTGAATCTGATACGCTTCTTAATGTCGATGCGTTTGCTACATGTACTGGCTGCGCTAACAACTCTGCCTTTTTTAAGTCCAGTTGTACAGCGAACTTTACGTTTAATTCGCTTACCAGAACGGGCCCATACTATTTTAGCTTCGACGACTATTTGCATATTATTTTGGTAAGTGGGTAATCACATACCCTAGCATTGCTAATAGCCCAACTACAATTGTTGCAGTACTCGTGACCATAATTTTAAACTTTTCGTCTTTTGCGCCGCCTAACAAGTTCTTAATTTCGCTGAGATTTTTTTGATTGTCTGTTTTAAAAGAAGAAAAATCTGCATGAATGCGATCCAATGATTCTTCAACATATCCTATCTTTTCTTCTAAACGCTTATAACGCTCTGCACACAATTCTACGTGTAGCTCTAAGCTGGTTAATTCGGTAATTGGTCTATCGGCTGACATTTTAGGCTGGTTCCATAAAAAACTACCCACAAGACTCGAGTCTGCAAGTGAAGTTGTGAGTAAAAATGAGCCTAGGTGAGTTGTATGACTGATTGCGTAGTCAGATATATTTAGCCCAATTAGAAAGAATCGTGGCGTATGTAAAACGTATTTGTATCCGGGCCAGCTGTTATTATCTTGCCGTCTAGCACTGCTGTTTCAGTTAGGCCTGTTACCGCAGTGTTACCTGCTGAATCAGTGGCCAATGTTTCTTCGGTCATTTGGCCAACACGTTCAGCAATCCACTTTAAACACCAGACACGTTGTATACCAATAATATTTTCACCGAACAGACCATTTGCAACATCCTGTTGGTCAATGCAATCAACTCCTGCTAGTAAGGGCTGTCCACGACTTGCAATAATATTCATAAGTGTTGCAAGATTGCTACGACTATTGTTGCAAGATGGTCCAATATCGTACAACGTCCAGGCCGTAAAGAACTCTGGGTCAGCGCCCATGTGTGCCCCGGGAATCATCCAGGATTTTTTATCTTCTCTTTTTTGCATTATCTTACTGAGTGTAAAGCTCGTCCTAGTGCGTATCCAGCAAGTCCAGCAGCGCCAACTTTGGCAACACTTTTCAGAAAGCTGTCACTTGAACGAGAACCAGCAATGGCACCTGCACCTAATGCAGCAAGTTCTGCATTTGCTGTATCTGTGATTTCGTATCCCTTGTTTCTAGTTAACACATCTAACACTGGTAATAACTCACTACGCTTGCCTCTTAGGCGATAGTACTGTAGTAAGCGAGTAGCGCATAATTCACGTTGTTGAGTTGAAAGGTTTTCCCAATCAGTAATCAATCTACGCAAACTTTTGTAATTGCTAACATCAATGTCCATCTGGCCCTCCAATCTATACATTAGTCTAATGGCTGTTACCCGGTCTAATGTGCCATTGGCAATTCCACTTAGGAACTGCTTTACTAATTTACCATTGATGCGAAGCTTTTTGGCTAATACTAAATTCTGGTCATGTGCTTTAAGCTGCTTTGCTGTTACGCTTAGTGGATTCAATAAAATATGCAGACCTTGGTACAAGTCAGTGCCACTGATTCTTGGGGCAGTAAAGTTGCCAAATGCCAATGTGCGCTGTGCATAATCTTTGGCAAATGGTGCCGTTTCAAATTCTTTGCTTAACATGTAAAGAGTCAGTATGTTTAAGAATACACTGTCTACTGTGTCACGCAATGTCAACTGGCCAAGGTGTGTATTACGAAACATCTTGCTTTCGTTACAGTTTTCAAGGATAAAGCTAAAGCTGTTGTCTTGGGTATCTTCCATTTTACTTGTCCTTCATAAACACAGGACGATTAACTAATTTAATCTTACCGTGTGGAGTGGCTGCAACAAAGCCTTCATGGCCAGCACCTGTTTGTACACTGCTTGTATCTGCGCCAACCGCTTTGTCAAGTTGGTCTTTAATTTTATGCTTGATAACAGTAAGGCCAGCAACAATGTCCCAAGCTGTTTGAAATGGTGCATTGAATTGTTTTAAGTGCTGGGCAATGTTTGCTTGTTTGTTTGCTGTTAATCCACTGTCGGTTGCAAGCCATTTCATAAATGCGCCAGCTACTGCTTTGCCATTGGTAATTTCTTGGCCACGACGAGCATTGTAGTTAATGAAACTTTTGAACACGTCAGGCAAGTTAGCAATTTTCAATGCTCCAATTGCAAACGGATCTAGCATGTCATCAATTTGCGAAGCTGCTGGACTGTTAATAAGTGCTTGCACTTTTTTAATTTCGGCTGCTGGCGCTTTAACTACTGTTTCACTTGTTAAGTTTGTTGATGGCCCAAACACAACCAATCCTGTAACAGACTTGATACCAACAGCATCTGGGGATGTTGGTGTTGGCTCGGCTGTGGCAGAAGCAGCTTCATCAGCCGATTCGTATACGCCGTGTATTGCAATACCAGCTTGGCTGCGAGCAATCTTTTTACCAATGTCGCTATTCTTATCAATATGGTACGGTACTTTGTTTGGTTGGAAGTTTACGTTTTCCTTATCAATTTCTAAGTCTTGTGCTTTCATCCAAAGCATATCACCTTGGAATATCTTACCAACTGTTTTGACGGGAGTGGCACGTTTTAACAAATCATATAAGCCGCCGAAGTGCGCGGCATACTCAGCACGGCCGGGACTGTCTGGTTTACGATTGTAAATCATAGCAGCAACATCACTGGCATTGGTTGGGCGGCCATCATACTTCTTTGCACCAATGCCAGCTTTGTCAGTTACAATAAATGTATTCTTGTCTACCCAACCAAACACAACTGCTGGACTACCGTCCCACTTGATAGTTGTTGTTTCAGCGTGTGATTCTGCTGTGTGCATTAACGCAGATAACGCACGTTGGGCACCTTCAACACCGTTCTCATCAAACATGATATCTTCAGGGTGATCAATACGAGCCTTGGCTTCGTTTAGCTTGCGCTTGTGATTTTGTGTTACTTCAAATATTTTCATATTATACTCGTCTTGCTGGATTTGCCCCACCGCCGCCAATAACATCTAGTAATTGGCCAGTGAGTTTTGTTCTATCTGCGGGGCTCAACTTTTTTACTGCGTCAACAATTGACGCAATCGCTGGTGTTGTTGGCGCTTCACCAGCAGGTGGAATTGCGTCACCAGCAGCTGGAATTGTTTCACCAGCAGCTGGAATTGTTTCACCAGCAGGTGCAGGTGCTGTAGCAGCCGCTTCAAAATTCATTTTCTTAATTGCAGAATGTACGCTTCTTGCCCACTCATTGTAAACTTCAGACGACTTTACTCTTGGTGGCTGATCCGCAACTGCAATTTTCAGCCAGGCGAGAAGCTGTGCTTGAATCAATGGTATAGCCTTGGCAACCACTGCACTAACTGCGGCAGGCGGTACGTCTGGACTATGGCTTGACAGCAATCTTGTCAATTTCTGCGGACTTACCAATTCTGGTGGGCTATCTATTGCTGCTTGTATCTGCTCTGTGGTCAAATTCAAATAAGCCTTATGAATTCCAGTTTGTCCAGTTACCATATTAAGCAACACTAATTGTTCCAAGTTGTCAGCCAAGTCTTGATTTGGATTTAATGATTTGAGATCTGGGCTAGCTTGCATAAACAACACTTTATTAAGGGCAGCCGATGCTGTCTTAAAGTCTTCAAGTGCGTTAGGATCAACTTCAGCAGTTACTGCATCTTCTTGTTGTGTTTGAATAAAAATAATAGTGGCTGCAACGATCATTGCAATTGCTGCAATTGCAGATTCCATATCCATGCCAATTGACGCAGTACCTGTGCCTCCAAGGATAGCATCAAACAACAATTTAATTTCATTGTTGTTGCCCAAATCGCTACTGAGCACCAGGCGCTCAATGTCCATGCGATTAGATTTGATTGTTGGCGCAACTTGTGCAATATCAACATTCATACGATCCGCTGCTGCAACTTTCTCCCCAGCTGCCAATGCTTGTTGATATACCAGTTTAACTGGCAACGGAACTGAGCCGTCATTGATTTGGTCTAACTGATTGCCTACTCGTTGCATAACACGTGGTCTTGCTGTGTTTGTAATAGCATCTGCAAACTTACGCAAGGCAGCATTGCTACCACGTAACGCACGAATAATACCAGTGGGGCCATCGCCCCCGGCCATACTGCTTACTTTAGAAACTAAATTGTCTAAAAATCCCTCGTCTAATTGACGTTGTAGGTCATTAACTTTCATTGGCCGTTTTCCTTAATTGAGCGCACTCCACGAGCAAATTTAGCAGGGTCGCCGTTTTTAATGGCCAGCTGTAATCGACGCACTAGTTCTTCGGCTTGGTGCGGTGGATAGTTAGTTTGTATAATTTCAACTAGATTAATTACACGGGCAATGGCCTGTGTTGCTAGTCCCTCAACAAGCAAATGCTTGTCTTGTTGTGGTACTAAGCCTGTAATTTCTTCTAGGATGCTACGAGTTTGTTTACGCATGATTAATATATTTAGCTAAATAAATTTAATAGGAGACACTGAAAATGCAACTTTCGCCCAGCGCCCAAGATCTAAGAAACTTGGCCAACCGTTTACAACAATTAAGCGAGTACGATACAAGTACCGATACACAAGAACCTGACCACGAAATCACAGACAGCGAGCTAAGTCGCTTAAAAATTGCACTGCGCCCACTTGTAAGCGACGATTTACAAAGCCGTTTTATGCAAGTATTGAACAAAATGGTAAGCGGGCAGCCAGTAACCTTTGCAGAATCACAGCTTATTACTTCTGCATTTATTAGCATGGCAGATATCATTGCATCAGACACTTCGTTAATTTCAAGATTAAGAACAGATATTAAAGATTACAACGATGAAGAAAGTACAGATGCTGCAAGTAGTGAATACAGTCCGGGACTCGGGGCCGATGACTTTGCGGAACCAGAAGCCGAAGAGCAGCCAGTTGATCCTCGCGATTTGAAATAATTAAATTTCACGGCTCACAATAGCCCTTAGTGCATCTCTGTTAGAATTACTAGCAACTGGTGCAGTTAAGGGCTTTTTTGCGACTGCTACACTGTTATCGTCTTGATCATCGGCCCAAGGTGCAGACAACACGTCCAACGGGCCAGCTGATGCTCCGCCCAATTCAAATCCTTCTTTGGCCTGCGGCTTTTCCCATTTGGTAGATGCAGGAGCACCGGTATTAATTGCTGTGCCCATTGTGTTGCGTCTTAACTTGTCGTATACATCGCCGGGCTTGGTAGTCCCACTTGCTTGATCGCCATCCATGTCACTGATACGCAACGTGTCTGGATTGAAGCTTAGGTCAATCTTTTGTCC